CCTTAGATCAACTATTGCAACAGCCTTAGACAACCCGACAGTCTGGTCAGTATTTTCATACCCACCATCTGCCCCACAAGCAAATTCAATAGTTATTTCTCCAAACGATCCCTATTTGACAAGTAACGATAATTCAAATTTAACCATTAGCCCTACAGCACATTTCAAAATCACACTCTTTGCGCCAGCCTACGATAATCAAGGCAACCTTATAAATCTAGAAGATTTTATGATTGCTGTTTATCAAAAATTAAGCGCATCAGGCTTGGTGTATAACGCTCCAGCCTTTTCAGCACCATCTGTAATATCCTTAGCATCGGGAGACCTTCTCTCTTGCGATCTAAGTTTCGACATACTAACGAGTTGGAGTTAACATGGCAGAAGATACAACAGCAGAGAATTTGGCGTTTTTAATCAAGATCGGTCAGATTAAAGATCCAAAGCCAGCAGTACAAGCACCTACAAAAGATAAGGAATAATAATGGCCATATTTCTACAAAATAATGTTGGCGTAAAGATTAACTCAGTTGATCTATCTGACCACATTACATCAGTAACACTTACCCAAAATTTCGATGAGCTGGAGGTCACCGCGCTAGGAGACTCAGCACATAAGATGGTGAAAGGTTTGGAAGCAAGCACCCTAACTTTGAACTTCTTAAACGATTTTGCAGCAGCATCCGTACAAGCAACCCTACAAGCTGCTTACGGAACGACTGTTACAGCTGTATTACTTCCTGTAAAAGGAACTGCAGTATCAGCGACAAATCCTCTTTATACTGTTAGCATTCTTGTTAACAACTTGACACCATTGAACGGCGCAGTTGGAGATATCTCAAACTCCAGCATGTCTTTCACATGTAACTCAACAGTTGTACAAACTACAACAGGATCATTCTAAGGAGATAGAAAACAATGGCTAAACTTCGAATCACAAGGGCTACTGGAGAAGTTTCGGATCATCCGATTACTCCAGCGATCGAAATGGCCTTTGAATTACATTTCAAATCAGGAATACATAAGACTTTCCGTGAGCAGGAAAGGCAGTCAGATATTTACTGGCTTGCTTGGGAATGCTTACGGAGAGCTGATGTAACTGTTCCAACTTTTGGCCTTGCATTTGTGGAAACACTATCAAAGGTTGAAGTATTGGATGACGAAGCAAATTTTTAGATAGAGGTTCGATGACCTATACGATTGCCGCTTTGGCAGTCGAGACAGGTATCGCCCCTCAGTATTTAACAGAATTAGATAAGGATATGTTTCATAACATTATCCAAGTCTTAAAAGATCGAAATGAGGCGATGAAGAATGCCAGTCGAGCTAAGAGGCCTCGCTAACACTCAGAAAGCCATGCGTAAATTTACGCCCGATCTTTACAAAAAAATGAATAGCCAAATAAGTGCATTAATGTTACCTGTTCGAGATGAAGCTCGAAGTTATGTCCCATTTAAAGTTTTATCTAAATGGGAAAACCAAACCGGTATTTGGGCTTCTAGTGATAGGGCTTTTAATGTATCAACTGTTAAAAAAGGTATTGTTTATCGCAGAGGTCGTTCAAAATCTAATGATCAAGGATTTACATTTTCATATAGAGTTGTAAATACTACGCCCGCCGGTGCAATATATGAAACTGCTGGCCGCAAGAACCCAGGAGGTCAGCCATGGGTAGGGGCAAAGGGTAAAGGTGGTAATACTTATTCTCATTCAGATAACCCCAAAGCAGGATTAAGATTTATCAATTCATTAGGTGGACAATTAGTTGGTGGCGGCAAATTTAAAGGAAGATTAATTTACAGAGCATGGGCTAAACAAAATGGCAAGGTTATGCCTGCTGCAATCAATGTAATTAATAGTGCAATAATAGAATTTAATAGAATGGCTAAGCCAAATGGGTAAATTAGAAAATATATTTATAAGTATTGTTGGTGAATTTGATGGCAAAGCACTTACTAAAGGACAAAAACAATTATCTTCATTTGATAAAACAGTAAATAAACTTGGTAAAACTTTTGCTGCTACTTTTGCGGCTCATAAATTAATTCAATTTGGTCAAAATTCAGTTAAGGCTTTTACTAACTCTGAGGCAAGTGCTAAAGCATTAAATACAACCCTTAAAAATACTGGATCTTTAATGGCATTCCCAGATGCATTAGCAGGCATTAAAAGATTATCTCTTGCTACCGGTCTTGCAGATGATGCTTTAACAAGTGCTTATACTCAACTTTATTCTTCAACAGGTGATGCAGCTCAAGCTCAAAAAGATCTTTCTTTAGCTGTAGATGTATCAAGAGGAACAGGTAAAAGTTTAACAGAGGTAGTTGATGCCCTTAGTGCTGGCTACAGAGGACAAACCAAAGGATTGGCAAACTTAAATGCAGGTCTTGATGCTGCCACTCTTTCTACAAAAAATATGGATTCAATTACAAAGCAATTAGCAATCCTTCAAGGTGGTCAAGCTGCTGCTTATGCTGAAACTTATGCAGGCAAAATAGACATAATAAATGTAGCTGTAGGTAATCTAAAACAATCTGTAGGTGAAGGCTTAGTAACAGCCATGATGACCTTAGGCGGATCCACCAGCATTGATACACTTTCTACACAAATACAAAACTTTGGTATCTTTTTAGAAGCAGTACTTATTAAACTTGGGCAATTAGGAAAGTATTTGGCAGATGCTCCTATTGGCTGGATCCTTGCCAAAGCCTATGATGGCTGGTCTAAGATACTAGGAATTCAAGATCTTGTTCAAGAAAAACAGAATGAGATATGGCGCAATAATACTAGAGCTTATGAAGATGCTTACAAACAAAAAGGTGCTCAAGATAAGATCAATGAGGCATATCAAAAAAGATTGAAATTACAGGCCGCGCAACAAAAGGCTGCTTTAGATTCAGCAAAGAGATTAGCTGCAGCAGCAAAGATATTAGATAGAGCAGGTACAGTTTTAGATGTTGGTCAAGCAGAAATCTATGCTGCTTTACAAGGTCAGATTACCGATAACGAGCGTTTAAGACTTGATCTGCAATTAGCATTATTAACTAAGAATGCAGATGCAGCAGATATTCTTAGTCAGCAATTATTAATATCTCAATTACAAACTACAGATCTTGCTAAAACTATTTCTTCATTACCTAAAGCATTAAATCCGTTTTCAGAGTGGCCTAAATACATTCAAGATTTAATTGGTCAAATTAATGCCTTAAAAGCTAGTACGCAAATACAAACGTTAATTGCAACTTCACCTTCACAAAATCCAGTATTTACAGGTACAGCTTTACCTTATATTGGAGCGCAAGGCGGATTTGATGCAGCAGGTACTTATGTGGGAACTCCATTTGGTCAAGCTAGTGGTGCTGGTATTGGTAACTCAGATTATGCTGGCAACTTTATAGGCACTCCATTTGGTCAAGCAGGCAGTACAACTATCAATAATGTATCTGTAGATGCTTCCAATGCAGTTGATTCAGCCAATATGGTTCGCATAATTCAACAAGCTTTAATTGATATAAATAAAGGCGGATATTCACAGACTCCTGCTGGTTATGGGTTCTAGTGGCAATTCCTACAGTTAATGCTTTTATTAACTTTTCGACCGGAGCATCATTTGGCCAAGCATTTATTATTGGTCAGGGTATCTTAGGTACAAACATTCTTGCCGATGGATCATCTGTAATTGTTGATGTGTCAGATCAATTAGATACAATTCAAACTACAAGAGGTCGTAACGCAGCTGCTGATCAATTTCAAGCAGGTACTCTCACCATGCGTATAGTGGATCAAAATGGCGATTTTAACCCACAAAATACTTCTAGTCCTTATTACGGACTTCTTAGTCCAATGCGTAAAGTTCAAATTACAGCTACCTACAGCGGTACGACTTATCCAATTTTTTCAGGATACATAACTGGATATAACACAATAACTCCTAAATATGTAGGAGATGTGGTATACACCACAATTACTGCTATCGATGGAATGCGCCTTCTTTCTAATGCTTTAGTTACAAACATAACAGGTGCTGTGGCTGGTGAAGATGCTGGTACTAGAATTGGAAGAATCTTAGATCAGGTAGGTTGGCCAACATCTCTTAGATCTATTCAAACTGGCAATACCACAATGCAAGCAGATCCGGGAACCCAAAGAAGTGCTTTAGCAGCTATTCAAACTGTGCAAACTTCTGAATATGGTGCTTTTTATATTGATCCTAATGGTATTGCTACTTTCAAAAATAGAAGTTATTGCACCAGTTCACCTAATAACACACCAACAGTATTTAATGATAATGGCACAAACATTTCGTATTACAACGCTATGTGGCTTCTTAATGATGCTCAAGTAGTTAATCAAGCAGCCATTACAGCTACAGGATTAGCCACTCAAACCTCTATAAATTCATCATCCATAGCCAAATATTTTGTTCATTCTTATACTCAAAATGACCTTTTAATGCAAGACACCACTACAGCTCTTAATTACGCTTTGGCTTATGTGGCTTCCAGAGCTGAAACTACTATCCGTTGCGATGCTATGACTTTGGATCTTTATTATGCTAATTACAATTCAGGCATTATTGCAGCTTTAGATCTTGACTATTTTGACCCAATCAGCATTACTACTACCCAGCCTGCTGTGGTAGGCACATCCAGCATTACCAAGAATTTGCAGGTATTCGGCGTTCAACACTCAATATCTGTGAACTCATGGAAGACAACTTTTACCACCCTAGAGCCTATAATAGATGGATTCATAATTGGATCTAGCTTGTATGGGGTACTAGGTACCAATACACTAAGTTACTAAGGAGTACAAATGGCAGCAGGACAAGGCTTTAAAACCTTTGCAACGGGTGATGTATTAACATCAACCGATGTTAATGGTTATTTAATGCAGGGAGTATTGGTATTCGCTAGTGCGACTGCCAGAGACGCTTCAATTACTTCACCTCAACAAGGTCAAGTAGCATTCTTAAAAGATACAAATGTAACTACTTATTACAATGGTACTGCTTGGGCCAATTTAATTACAACAGGTATGACAAACCCAATGACTACTACTGGCGATACAATTTACTCATCAAGCGGATCAACGCCTGCACGATTAGGAATTGGTTCAACAGGTCAAGTTTTAACAGTTGCGGGCGGAGTGCCAACTTGGGCAACTAACACCAGCAGTTCAGGATTAACTTTAATTGGAACTACATCTTTTACAAGTTCATCAGCTGTAAATGTTAATAGTGTTTTTACGAGCACATATGATAATTATAAAATTCTTGTTGATTTAACAGGTTCTACTGGTATGGATGTTGCATTACGATTTAGGTCATCTGGAACAGACAATACAAACTCAAGTTATGACTATAATACTATATTTGCTTATATGACAACATTGTCCAGCTCTGGGGCAAGTGCAGCAAGTTCATTTCCAAAGTTTTTAGAATATAGTGCGAGTAAATCTTTTGCTTCTGCCGATATATTAAAACCTTTTGCTTCTGAAATTACAAGTGTTATTAGTAATGGTAATCTCAAATACGCAGTAGGTTTACATGGTTGGATTTTTAATGGGCAATTTAACAATACGACATCTTTTGATGGTTTTAGTTTGATCCCATCAACAGGTACAATTACAGGAAAGGTGGCAATTTATGGTTACGCTAAATAAAGATATTTTTGTTACAGTAGATGGCGAACGTAAGAAATTAGAAGGCGATGAATTAAAGGAATTTCTTGCACAAAGTGCCATTGATCAAGCGATTGAGGCAGAACGCAAAGTGGAAGCCGATATTAAAGCAAAAGCAAAATCTGCTTTATTGGAGAAACTCGGCATTACTGAGGATGAAGCAAAATTGCTTTTTAGCTGATGAAGGCTTGGTTATCTAAAACTGCTAAATGGGATTGCACAAATAACGATCATAAGGAGATAAAACTTGCCTAATACATCACAAAAAACAGTAACAACTACAGCTACATTATTGGTAACAGCCAATAGAGCTGATCAAATCGTTTATCTTCATTCATCATCTGGAACTATTTATTTAGGCAATTCAGATGTAACTACAGGTACCGGATACCGCATGGATAATGGCGATAAGTTAACAATGCAGTTATCTGATAATGAAGCTCTTTATGGAATAGTTTCATCCGGTACTGCAACCATGATGGTAATGGCAACAATAAATTGACACCTTGGTTATGCAAAGCTGGCGTACAGCTGAGGG